ATTTGTGGCCGCAAGTTTGGTCGCTGAAGGCCTGATTACCACCGGCTCCCAAGGATTGCGGATTCTTTTCCTACAGTACCAAGGGCTGACGAATACTTAAAGTAATACTTTAAGAAATTTTTAAAATAAAATGAGAATTTCTTGATTTTTCCTTGACAACACCGCCTATTCCTTTGTATATTGTGGTCATTATTGGAAAACACAGAACAGGAGGGGTACATGGGAGGACGAGGACCAGCACCAGCACCGAGAGCGATTCAGGACTTGAAAGGGAACCCGAGGAAAACTCCCAAGAAGAAAATTGCCAAAGAAGTTCAGGTAACTCCCCCTGACCAAGTCCCTCAACCTCCACGGGGAATGCCCAAACCCCAAAAGGCTATATGGAATGACCTCGCCCCTATATTATGGAAGATGGGGGTTTTGACATCTCCTGACATCCCTACCTTTAAAGTATTGGTGAAATTGCTATGGAGGTGGGAAGAGTGTGAGAGTCAGTTGGATTTGCTGGGGAACGAATGGGATCCACTGGCAGGGCATTTTCAGTTAGGGCCGGGAGGGGTGGTTAAGCAATCAGAGTTATTCAAGGCCGCTATGGATACTGCTAAATTGTTGAGGAATTATTTTGCTGTGTTTGGGATGGAGCCCAGTAGTCGGACTCGGATTCAGGTTAAAGGGTTGGGGAAAGGTGAGGAGGATCCTATGAAGAAGTTTTTGGCAAAGCAAGCGGAATTGGGTAAAGGGTTGAGGAAGGTGAAATGATGCGGGATAGATGCAGCGGTTGCACATCAGGTTCATACCCTGAAGGACGTGGGTTCGATCCCCACTCCCGCTACCAAATAGTATTAACCCCGGGAGAGATGTGTATGGAGCTACACGTTTCGCGGTGGGGGACCACCCCCGGGGTCCACACAAATATTGAGAGAGGAGAGAGGGGAGGGGATAAGTCATGAATGGTCAAAAAGCTAAAACAATCAGAAAATCAATATATGGGGATTTCTCCCAACGATTCAGGGAATACACAACTAATCACAAAGGGGCAATTGTCAACTTAGGTAAGCGGCGTCAATACCTATTAGCCAAACAGTTATACAAAGTTATGTATAGAGCGGGGGCTTAATGAAATTAATAACCAGGCAATCATTAGCCTCAGGTGCTGCGGAAAAGTGGTTACACCAATACCCGGAGGACAAAGACGGTGTAGCTAAAAAGATATCCGCACTTGGGGATAACCCAAACCCTGACGATGTTGATAAAATAATAGGGAACTGTTCTTGGACACATTTAGGGGAGTGTAATGATTGTGGGGAAAGTGTAACAGGGGTAAAGATACAGTTGGGTGAAAAGCTTGACTATGATAGTTGTACTGCCTGTGTATGTGCAAGATGTTTAAGGTTCGCAATGAGAATGGTTGAAGATATGGAGGGTACTGAATAGTTGACTACTCTTCACCCAACCACTCAATACGCGGAAGACATCATCAATGGGGTTATCCCATCGTGTGAGTTGGTCAAAGCCAGCTGCCAACGTCACCTAATGGATTTGATCCGGTCAGAAGTGGGGGATCCGGAATTTCCATACGTGTTTAGTGAAGACCATGCGAATATGGTGATTGACTTCTTCCATACTTTTCTTCACCATTCCAAAGGAGAGTGGGCAGGACAGTCATTTGTTCTGGGATTGTGGCAAGCGTTTATTGTAGGGTCATTATTTGGGTGGATTCACAAAACCACTAAGTTTAGACGGTTTCGCACTGCGTATATCCAAGTTGCCAGGAAGAACGGCAAAACAACTTTAGTGTCAGGGATAGGGCTGTACATGTTTGGGTTTGACGGGGAGCAAGGGGCTGAATGCTACGTGGCTGCGGCATTAGATGTAAGCACCCCGATGTTTACTGAAGAAGGGTGGTCTACAGTTGGAGCTATTGAAATTGGTGATTATGTGTTTGGTGATGATGGGGGGTTGTGTAGAGTTAACTATATAACACCCGTTATGTATAATCACAAATGTTATAAGGTAAAGTTTGATGACAATAGTACACTGGTTGCTGATGCAGGGCATTTATGGGAAACTGAGGCCTTCGAGTTATGTGGCAGTAATAAAGGCTCTATACGGCGACCTAAATTATATAGGTGTAACTCAAGAAACAAGGCTATGTTTTCTTTGCATAATAAATCTTACCGAGTATGTGATTGGGACGACCCTTATAGGCAAATGAAATTTGATAGAAAGTTAGATGGTTTATTAGCGAAATACCCTTTACGAGAAACCCGTGTAGCTATACGGACTACCCAACAGCTATATGAAACGCAGCGCTGTAAAAATCCTGCAAGACTAAGTAATCATACTGTAAAATTAGCGGGAGCCTTGACATTACCTGATCAGGATTTGCCTCTTCATCCCTATGTATTAGGCGTATGGTTAGGGGATGGTAGGGCAAACCGAGGGTCAATAACACTACATCCCGATGATATTGAAATTGTAAATTATATAAACCAATTAGGGTACCCAACATCTCGTATGCCGCATGACCAAGAATTGCTAAGAATCACTATTTTGGATATTAGGAAATATTTTAGGAGAATGGGGTTATTGGATAACAAGCATATACCTAAACAGTATTTAATGGGGTCGGAATGGCAACGGCTGGAGTTACTTCGAGGCTTGATGGATACTGATGGGACATGCACCAAAACTGGAGAGTGTAGGTTTAATAACTCCGTACCCAATTTGTCTACAGGGGTTTACCATTTAGTAGCGAGTTTAGGGTTAAAACCTAACTTTAACGTAAAGGCTACTACACATAAGCCCACTTACATAGTTTCGTTTATGCCATACAGGGAAAATGTGAGAGTTTTTAATTTACCCAGAAAAGCTAATAGACAGCAGGTATCTCCACCTAAAGGTACCCAATGTCTGAAAAGGTATATTCGTGAAATAACCCTAATCGATCCGGTGCCTGTTAAATGTATAGAGGTGGACAATAAGTCTCACTTATTTCTTGTGGGGGAATCACTTATCCCAACTCACAATACCAAACGCGATCAAGCTCGTATTGCTCACTCAGAAGCTATCAGAATGGTCAAGGCCTCCCCATATCTTAAGGAGATGATCGGGATATTCAAGGATAACCTTCACATCACGGATACCGCATCTAAGTTCGAACCACTCGGGGCTGATGCCAACACCATGGACGGGTTGAATATTCACTGCGGGATATTGGACGAAGCCCATGCTCACAAAACTCCTGACACAAAGAACGTTATTGAAACCGCCACAGGGTCAAGGCGCCAGTCCTTATTAGCAATCATCACCACATCCGGGTTTGACCGGGATTCAATGTGTTATGAGCAGTTTGACTACACGAGACGAATACTAAACCGGACAGTGGTTGATGAGACGTATTTTGGTATAGTGTTTACAATTGATATCCCAGAGACGACTGTAGATGGTGCTGATAAAACCAAAGAAGAGGAAGAGGAAGCGGGGACTGCCGATGATCCACCCCAGACATCAAAAGGTGATATCTGGTACGATGAGTCAGTGTGGATCAAGGCTAACCCCAATTTAGGTATTTCCGTAAAGCTGGATGACCTACAAAGGAAATGTGCAAAGGCCCGAGAGATCCCCAGTGAGCAGAACAACTTCCTGACTAAGCATTTAAACGTGTGGACTCAACAATTCTCCCGCTGGATAAGTTTAGAGTTATGGGATGAAAACAACCTTGAGGCAACCAACGAGGATACGTTACGGGGTCGGCTGTGCGTGGGTGGGATTGACCTCTCATCCGTATCTGACCTTACCTGCTGGGTTATGGCGTTTCCAAGTGACCAACAGTATGGAAGGTTGGATATTGTTATGAGGTGTTGGTGTCCAGAGGCTAAGTTGTATGATGCCAGGAACAGATACAAGGAGCAATACCAAGCGTGGGAGCGGTCTGGGTGGTTGAAGGTGACTGAGGGGTCAGCTATTGATTATGAGTTTGTGAGGCGTCAAATATTAGAGGATACCCGAAAGTTTAATGTCGAATCAATCGCGGTTGACAGGTTATTTCAGGGGTATGAGTTTGCCCAAAAGCTAAACGAGGATATGGGTGGGTATGAAAAAGAACCCAAGGTAGTGAGTTGCGGGATGGGGTATTTGAGTATGGCTGGACCCTGTAACGAGTTTGAGAAAAGGCTACTGAAGCGTCATCTTAACCATGGGGGAAACCCTGTGTTGAGGTTTATGGCTGATTCAGTAGCGGCAAGTACTGACCCGGCAGGGAATAAGAAACCTAATAAGGATAAGTCCCAAGGTAAGATTGATGGGATTGTGGGGATACTGTTGTGTCTGGATCGGTTGCTACGTGGGGTTGGTGAGGGGACATCAGTATATGATAGTGTAGGAATAAGGTCAGTAAGGTAATGACCCAGACAAAAGGGTATGTTAGTCCATTCTACCTTTTTTGTTATTGGTTTGGCAGGGATCATTTATCGCGTTGATCCTGATGCGTCTCGCCATTACACTTGTCAGTAAAAATCTTTGTTGGTGGCGAGTCCTTTCTGGATGTCTGTGGTGGGTGGGGGACACCAAAAATTTAATTGGGATACACCCACAAACAATTAAAGGGGGAGGGAGTAGATAATGAGTGATTTAAAAGAAGCTGCAATATACGGAATGACTGGGAGTATGGGGAAACGGATTACCAACCTCTTAACCACCCACTACCCCGATTACCACATCTATAACGGACGGGAAAAGCCCCATGTCCCAACAGTGTTTATCTGTACTCCTACTGAAACCCACATCCCCATCGCCATTGACTGTATTGTTAACCGTAATGCCAAACACATATGGGTGGAGAAACCCTTGGGGTTGGGCATTCTCCAAGCCGTTAGGTTGTGTGAGTTGGCTGATCACTATGGGGTGAGTGTGTACTGTGCTTATCCATTACGGTTTCACCCAGGGATATTACGGGTTGCGGCGCAATCTTCACCAATCCACACCCTCCATGTCATATGTACAAGTGACGCGTCCAAATGGTCAAATAGGCTCACTGCTGCTCGGGGGGGAGGAGCGATATTAGAGTTGAGTCATGAGATTGACTACGCCTGTATGTTGGGTGGGATGCCCAAGAAGATGTCAGGGTTTGTGGCAACGCACAAGGACCAAGATATTGACATTGATCACGTTGCCCACATTACCATTACCCACGAGTCAGGGATGATCAGCTATTTGTATCTGGATATTGATTACCCTTATGACACGCGACGGTTTGAGGTTGATAAAGGCGAGGTGATTGATCTTCTTCCATTGCCTGGTGAGATGTGGAGAAGTCAATTGGATTACTTTATGGGGAATGTGGGGAATATTGAGATGGTGGGGAATGTGCATTATGCCACTCAGTTGTTGGGGCATATGTTAAAGTTTAAAGAGATCGCGTATAGGGAGGTGGAGTGATGATTTATGAAGAAGGGGATGTAATACCAATTTACGAAGAGTTAATTGAGGAGATAGAACAAGATGTTCAGGTATGTGATGCGATAGATAGGGCAAAAAGGAGATTGATTAAAAACCTTGATGAGAGTTTAGAAGTTCGGTATCCGGGTATTACCAAAATGCATTACAGGGTAAAGGTTGAGAGTATGGAAGAGGGTGAGGTTACAATTTTAACCGAAAAAAATACTGGAACGGGAGAATGAAAAAACCACGAGTCAGGTTTTGTTGGGAATGTGGTAAGCAGTTATGGGGGAACCATAACAAGGAAGTTTTGATAGATGGTCATTTGAGAATTTTACATAAACAATGTGCAGAGATGTATAAGAAGGAGACAAGTATAATGAAAGTTGGAGATAAGATAGCCATCACAAAAGAAGACTTAATAGAAGACTTAGCTAAATGCAGCAAAATGTTAGCGTGGGGGGAGGTAACTCTTGAGATAGCCCAAAGTGCTGTCGAGTACCATAGAGACAGAGCATTAACTTTAGTAGTTGCGGAGTACCCGGAACTGTCGGAGTTTAGGTTTTCAGTTAATGGGACGGATGAAAGTACTTTTGTGGAAATAATCTCAGAGAAAGAGGAAGAAGAGAGGGGGGAGGATAAATAGTATGAAAACACTAATCACTATATGTGCAAGAGCCGGGAGTAAGGGGTTACCCGGGAAGAATACCAAACTGCTATTGGGACGCCCCTTGATCCAATACACAATCGACATTGCCAAACATGTAAGAGCTTCAGACGTTGTCCTGTCCACTGATATAGATTTGGACAAAGATAAATGTTTGGATGTCAGTCACACCATACGTTTGGTGCGAGAGAGCTATCTGTGTCAAGATGACACTCCCAAATTGGACGTTATCCGAGGGGCAGTTGAAGAAGGGGAGTCCCGTATTGGGGTCACGTATGACCGAGTTATTGATCTCGACGTAACCAACCCTTGCAGGGAACCCCACGATATTGACGCATGTCTTGACCTTTGTACCAAAGGGGTTGATTCAGTAGTAAGCGTAACCAGGTCCAGACGTTCTCCATTTTTCAATATGGTTGTCAACAAACCCCATCCCCAATTAGTAGGCGCTTACTCAACCCTCCCTGTCAAAGAGTGTTGTGACGGAATCACCCGGCGTCAGGATACCCCTAATGTGTATGACATTAATGCCAATATCTACGTGTATAATCGGGATTGGCTGATGGGGGACACCAACCCTCTTCACCCGATCACCCCTAAATCTATACTGTATGTGATGGGGGATGAGTGTGGGGTGGATATTGATAATGAAGTGGATTTTGGCATTGTTGAGGGGTTGATGGGGAGGTATTTTGGGATTAAGAAACTAAAGAAGGTAGTAACCAAGAAGGGGATATATAAGGCAGGGGTGAAGGTGAAATCATGAAGAAACCTAAATGGCAACCCCCCCACATAACCCATGGGACCCCCACAATATACAACTGGGTAGTTCTCAACCCCCACAAACTCCTGCTCGGTACCAACACCGACATTGGGGCATTCACCCTCATCCAAGCCCTCAATGGGGTGGTGATTGATGACGATGTCCAAATAGGCAGTCACTGCTCTATATATAGTGAATCCACAATCGACAATAAATCTGGGGCAATCAGGATTGGTAAGGGGGCAAAGATAGGGAGTCATTCCACAATCATGCCTGGGGTTACTGTAGGGGAAGGGGCGGTTGTAGGGGCGCACTCATTTGTTAACTGTGATGTGCCAGCTGGAGTAACAGCGTTTGGTACACCAATAAAGAGATACTGGAAAGAGGGGGTGGATATACGATGAGTACAAATAGCGAAGTAGCTGATGCTGTGAAAGTTTTAACTAAAGCGCTTAAGGATGACAAGGACTTTTATTATGGGTATCAATCCAATATCGCAATGGCTTTTTATGATGAGTTTAGGAGGTTTAGTGATAAGGTAGGGCGTAATACTTTACATAAAATCTCAAACAATGCTGCGAAGAATTTCTTGAGCATGTGGATATTGGAGGATAAAGATTGAATACAGATAATCGACCAATAGCGATAGTAGCAGGGGGGTGTGGGTTAATTGGCAAGGCCGTGGTTAAGAAATTGGTTAGCAATAGTTATTGTGTGATCAACGTAGACCCGGATTGTGATACAAGATACAGTAGAGAGGAGTTACTGCTGTTAAAAGCTGGGATTGATGATATCCCAATGCTCACTCACCTTCTCAAACAACACTCGGACATATCTACATTTATCAATTGCTCGTACCCGTCAGACCCTTACCAACACCTTCAGGCGTTTGAGCGGTCGACATCAATAATTGCTCAACACATGAGTAGTAATGGAGGGGGGAGTATTGTTAATCTTTCATCAATTTACGGAGTGGTTGGGGCAAAACACTCAATCTATGAAGGGGTGGGTATAGACATGCCTCACACTTACTCGATGATTAAGGGGGGTATTATTAGCCTTACACGGGCAATCGCTACAGCATATGGGAAGTTTAATGTTAGAGCTAATTGTGTTTCCCCAGGTGGCGTATATGATAACCAATATCCTAAGTTTATTGATAGGTATAATGCCCGTGTCCCATTAGGGCGTATGGCAACACCAGAAGATATTGCCGACCCGGTTGTGTGGTTGGCAGGGGATGAAGCAAGGTATATCACAGGTCAGAATCTGATTGTGGATGGAGGGTTGACGGCATGGTAGAAAACCCGCAAACATTGCAGGAAGCAGCGCAGAATTTTGTAGAAGCCTTTGAGTATTTTATACTTGTGTGCTTAGAAGAATTTAGACAGGATTTAAGGAGGGTGATACCATGGTAGGGACAATAATTATATGTTTACTGGTTTTATATTTGTTTGTAGATTTTATGTTTGTATGGGTTATAGCAAAATCCATGAAAGAAACCGAAGATAGACTAAGGCGTATAGAGATACAGCTATATGATTTGCACTTTACATCCCCAGAAAAAGGGGGGTTTCCGAGTGGGTTGGGGAAGGGGGGAGTATGGTAACTGATGTATGTTTAGTATGTATAACCATTTTAATGATCGGGGTGTTGGTCAATGTGTGTAAGGGGTTAACCCATATATCACAGCAATTGGAAGATATGCATAGTAATTTAAACATTGCTATCAGCTATCTGAACAGTATTGATTCAACTTTAGTCTATTGGGATGAGAGGGGGGAGGGTACTGATGATTAAAATATGTGTAGTAACAGGATCCAGAGCAGACTACGGAATACTTGAACCACTAATCAAACGTCTTCACGAGTCAGACGACATAACCTTAGAGCTAATCGCTACTGGTTCCCACCTTTCCCGGATGCACGGGCTAACCGGACGCCACATAAAGTACCCTCACCATCAAGTAGAGTGTACTATGGCTTCGGGCACCCCATACGGCATTTGCAAATCCCTCGGGATAGTAGTCCATGATTTTGCCCACATCAAACCTTGGAATTTTGATTGCGTAGTCCTGCTTGGTGATCGGTATGAGATATTGGGTGCCGCATTAGCTTGCTACATCCAACGTATCCCCATCGCCCACATCCACGGGGGAGAATCCACATATGGCAACTACGACGACGCATTCCGACACTCAATATCCCATATGGCATCCCTCCACTTCACAGCTACCCAACAATCTACTGAAAGGCTATACCAGATGGGTCAGAAACCCCAATCCGTCTACAACGTGGGCGCAATGGGAATTGAGGACTTATCAAGGGTCAAGTCCACTGAACGGATCAGATCTCAAGTTGTGGTATGTTATCATCCTGTGACATTGGACGGAGGGGAGGACAGGGAGGATTTCCAAGTACTATTGGACTACTTGGTTGCTAATAAGAAAAAGTATACTCCAGTGTTCATTCGCCCCAATTCAGATAACGGTGGAGCAGAAATCAACAAGATGATTGACGTAACAATCAACAAAATGGGGGTAAGTGGTTATGCATGGGAGGTGTATGCATCGATGAGCAGGGGGGATTTTATTGAGTTGCTAAATGAGTCATGGTGTTTGGTTGGGAATAGTTCAGCAGGGATAATTGAAACGCCAGCAATGGGAATGCCCAGTATTAATATTGGTAAAAGGCAAATGGGTAGAGCAAAAGCAGAATCAGTGATTAATACCCCAATGACTGCTGTCGATTTGAGTTTAGCATTTAGAGTTGCTTATGATGACAATTTTATTAAATCGTTGGACTATGGGGATTATGAGCAGCCCTACTCAGGTGACCAAGACGGAGTACTTGCATCGTTGGCAATCTACAATGTGTTGAAACGAGTACTCCCAATAACCTCAACCATGAAGGAGTGGTATAATGCATCTTGATTTCGGAAACTTAAATGAAAGTGACGCAGCCCGTGTAGCAGCAAGCGTTCGTGAAGGGCAGGTATCTACCGCTTGTGACGGGGTCAACCATTTTGAACTCATGTTTAGTAATTACCTCGGGGTTGATTCCTGTATCGCTACCAACACCGGAACATCATCCCTCCACCTTGCCCTTCTCGCATGTGGGATAGGGTCAGGTGACGAGGTAATCATCCCTGCCTTAACTTTTATAGCAACAGCCAATGTCGTCCAATACGTCGGGGCCACCCCAGTGGTATGCGACGTAGACCCTCATACCTGGAACATGTCAGTAGAAACTATTGAACGACTCATAACTGATAAGACTAAAGCAATCATCCCCGTTCACTTATATGGTAACCCATGCGACATGACTCCAATCATGGAGTTAATCAGTATTCAGCATGATAAAATCTGGGTGATTGAGGACGCTGCTGAAGCATTAGGGGCTACCTACAAATCCTCAATGATTGGGACTATAGGGGATTTCGGATGCTTTAGTCTCAATGGCAATAAAACTATCACCAGTGGGGCGGGAGGGGTGCTGGTTAGTAACCATAAAGATAGGTTGTCATTTGCCCACAAGCTCTCTATCCCGGGACATAATCCGGAATTATGCAGTTACAACTACAGAATGCCCAATATCTGTGCGGCACTCGCGTCTTCCCAACTCCGGAAGTTGAATGAGTTCCTCCGTATCAAACGGTATCACCATGAACTATACCGTCAGAACCTTAATGACTCATTCATCCTTCAACGCCCATCACCATATTCCAATCCTTCTTGGTGGATGACTGCGGTTAGGTACATAGGGCCAGACCAACTGCTACATGCTGGGGGGTGGGTATTCCCAACAAGGCGGGTATTTCAACCTTTACAATTTACCCCACGGTTTACAGCATTTCTGGGAGAGTCAGAGAGTGTATATGATTCTGGTGTCTGTCTTCCATCATCAACCCTTAACACTGAAGAGGAGATTCTCCAGGTATGCGAGACTTTGAATCAACTTACCACAACCCAACAATCTTAATCACTGGTGGGACCGGGACATTAGGCCAAGCACTTGCTCAACACTTCGTCCTAAACCACCCACAGGTAAAAATCATCATCTATTCCCGTAACGAGAACGCACAGGTTGAGATGAAGCGCCGTTTCCCCAATCCCAAATACAACATCCGGTATTTCATAGGGGACGTTCGGGATTACGACCGGCTATATTGGGCAATGCACGGCGCCCATTACGTAATCCATTGTGCAGCACTCAAACACGTAGACGTGTGTGAAACCGACCCGTTTGAGGCGGTCCAAACCAACATCATAGGTGCTCAAAATATCATCAAATGTGCAGTAGACTTAAGCGTGGATAAAGTAATTGCTATCTCATCAGACAAAGCAGTCAATCCCATAAACACATACGGCGCTACCAAACTATGTGCTGACAGGATGTTTCTTGCTGCTCCAACTTACGCGGGAGCATCCGGTACTAAGTTCGCCATCGCCCGACCAGGGAATTACGCAGGATCAAGCGGGTCAGTTATACCATTATTCACATCACTAAAAACACAGGGTGTAGGGGTTGTCCCTATTACTCACCATAACATGACCCGGTTTTTCATTGACCTCCCCACTATGACGCAGCACGTCATACATTATCTCAAGAATATGGAAGGTGGGGAGGTCTACATCCCTAAGATGGGGGCGGTGAGGATTGTGGAGTTGGCTGACGCTATATACCCAGAGGCTACAAAGGAATATATTGGGTTACGTCCCGGGGAAAAGTTGCATGAGGATATGATTTGTCCACATGAGGTGCCGTATACTTACGATAAAAAGGGGTATTATTACATACATCAATACCGAGAGGGGGTTATAAAAGTGCCCTCTGATTTTACGTATAATTCAGGGGATACCAAATGGTTGGTGGATCCTAAAACAATATTATAAAGGAGTGAGAGGGGTATGGGCAGGTCATTTAAAAAGTTTCAATGGAGTAATTTCAGTAGTCAACTTGGGTTACTTACAGGGGTCCCTATAAGTTTTCTTATAGTTGGCTGTACAAATTTCGGCTGGGGGTTTGCTGCGGGTATAGGGTTAAGCTGTATGTTTCAAGCATTAACACAATATGGGCATATAAAAAAGGGGGGAAGGTAATGAGCAGCACATATATAGTCGCAGACATTGGGATTTCACACAACGGATCCCTGACAATTGCCAAACAACTTATAGGCCAGGCCAAACTCTGCGGGGTAGACGCAGTTAAATTCCAGTTATTCAAAAACTTCCCCGACTTAACACAATATGAATTGTCTGAATCAGAGATTGCTGAATGTTTCACTTATGCTAAACAACTATCAATTGACGCATTCGCCACCCCGTTTGATAAACCCTCGATTGAATTTCTTAGTGACTACCAAACCACATGGAAAATCCCAAGTGGGTTTGCTACCAACCGAGACTATATAGGGATGGTGATTGACCAAAACCCAGAACACTTAATATTGTCTACGGGGATGTGTAATATCTACGAGGTCATAGAGAGTGTTGGGTATATAAAAACTGCTTGGAGAGATTACTGTCACGAAAAGTTTACCGTATTACAATGCACCACTGATTACCCTGCAGATATCGACACAATAAATCTGAATGTCCTATACCAGTATGCAGGTAGGCAGTACGGGCTATCCCTCCACACCCCCAACATCTATATCCCGGCAGCGGCGGTCGCAATGGGGGCAAAGGTAATCGAAGTCCACATCACCACCGACCGTACCCAACCCGGAGGGGATCACGCAGCAAGTTATGACGCAACCCTCCTTAAGGAGATGGTAATAGGGGTGAGACATGTGGAACGGGCATTGGGGGATGGGGTAAAGAGGCCGAGTGAGGAGGAAAAGTTGGTGGTGGAGGAGATCAGGAGTAAGATGGAGAAATCATTTAACTGTATACCGGAGGAGGCAACGTAATGGCTAAATTAGAAATACCATTAAATGTAAAATTAGACTCAGAACTACAAAGATTACTTTCCACAAGGCTATATGTTTGTAGGGCAACTAAATGTATCCACAACGACATGAATCGAACCTGCAAGGGGCTCCACTGTGGATTCAAAGATATAAAGTTAAATGAAGGTGGAGAGTGTATTCACTATAATGAGATAAAGGAGGCTACCAAACCATGAAATACTGTAAAAAATGCTTAACACCAACTACCCGACCCAGAGTCCACTTCAACCATGCCGGAATCTGCAATGCTTGTACTTATGCCGAAACTGCCCCTACCATAGATTGGGCATCCCGGTGGTCCAAGCTCCTTGCCCTGTGTGACCAATTCCGTGGCGCTCAATACCACGACTGCATAGTCCCAGTATCAGGCGGCAAAGACGGGTCCCATGTAGCCCACACTCTCAAACATACTCTTGGGATGAATCCACTATGCATCTCCATCTCTCCCCCATTGCAAACTCAAATAGGCCGGCACAACCTGGACAATTTCCGTAATTCCGGGTATGACTTGATTGAAATTCGTCCCGACCCCCACATCTACAAGTCTTTATGTAAACAGTTATTTATTGAACAAGCCCGGTGTAAATTCCCATTCGTAATTGGGATATCCACTGCCATCATTAAAGAATCCACCCAACGCCAAATCCCCTTAGTGTTTTGGGGTGAGCAAGGAGAAGAGATTTATGGAGGTGACCCGTCATTCAACGACAGCTTTTTTATCCCATATGAGTTTATCACAAAGTGTTACCATGAAGGGATTAAGATGTCTGACTACACCAGTCACCATTTATGGCAAATGCCCAAGCAACGTGAAGTTGGAAGTTACCATACTTGGTGGAGTAAATGGGAGTTGTGGGATGACCAATTACACAGGGATACGGCAATCAACCATTGTGGGATGACTGTCAGTGATGGGGAGGTGGGGACATTCACTAACTACTCCCAGTTAGACGATGTCCTCCAAGACCTTCACATGTATGAGTGCTTTCTAAAGTTTGGTACTGGGAGAGCCACGGCTGATGTTAATTTGGCAATTCATGCGGGGAGGATGACCCGTGCAGAAGGGGTTGAGATAGTTAGGAGTCAGGATGGGGTATTCCCAATTGAGTATTTGGATACTTACCTGGACTTCTTCCAGATGACTGCTGAGGAATTTTGGATGGTGATTGATTCTCATGCAAACAGGGATATACTACTTAAAATGAACGAAAAATCTCAACCATGGATACTTAAAGAGGAGGCAATATGACAATCAAAGCAGCGTATGGAATACCAAAACCTGCGGTTAGTGGGCAGTTTGTGACATCTGTAACTTTTTACTTTAATAACCCCTCAGAATATAGTGGTCTAAAAAGTGTTATTGATGACTACATATCTGGTGCTATGGTGTCCAGAGAGTTACAGTGCGAGGCTGTTGACCCTGCCATTACCACTATCAATATAGACACAGTTAACATTTATGAGATACCAATATGACAATCCCTACAAACTACACAGACTTACTATCCAATCGACTCTTACTAATCACCGGAGTGGGGCGTTCCGGAACCACCATACTCGGCAAACTCCTTGGGTCGTGCTCCCTCTCCTATTACTTGTTCGAACCGGCTATTATGAAATACTCCGGTAACTCATCCTGGTGGGATTGGGGAACAATCATGGAGGATTACTTTATCCCCCAAATCCAGGGAAGGAATATCAACACCCGTTTTACTGAGGATTCCTGGATAGGTAATTATGAACACCCTTTTGATCACCGGGATCGCAATATCCTTCTCCCCCGTCACGACAATGTTATTGAGTATATCAAACTCAATCGCCCCCTGTTCATTATCAAATCCCCAGAGATGCAGGAATACATTTCTCAATTTACACGTTACTCTCCCGAGGGTACAAAAACTCTTGAGATAGTCCGTAACGGGTATGACGTAATCCAATCCTCCCTTAAGCGAGGGTGGTTTACTGATGATTGGTTACCCATAGAGGTTTGCTATACCGACACCAATATCCCATGTTACATCCCCAAACGTCATGTTGTTGATTGGGGTTCCTACACTCCAACCACTCGTGCGGCGCTCACTTGGACAACTTTGACTGGCCGTGGAATGCTCCATCGGGATCAACCCTATTACCGTTGGCTAAGATACGAAACCCTTTGTGCTTTACCTGAAGACACCATCCATGGTATAATCAAATGGATAGGTGGGATTCACCCAACCACTATAACCGCCACCCACCTACACTCAGTACAGGTAAGGGGTACCCCCCAAACCATTTCCTTATCTGACATTCAACCCCCGGTTCGACAACTATTCACCACCACCATGGAGGAGCTCGGTTATGACATTTGAATCTAAATACAACACATCCCCAATAGTAATAGTGGGAATCAACAACATCTGTAAGGCAGTGGGTATAGGTAAAACCACGTTCTACAAATGGCGGCGTGACGAAGGGTTTCCCGCTTTCAAAAAAAACAACAAGTGGAGAGCAGTTCCTGAAGACATCAAACATTGGATGCGGGATATTTGCCACGAGCAGTACAACGCGTCATCAACATCTAACAGTTAAACAGGAGGCGATAAATGGAGTGGATATATATGGGTACTCAACTACCAACTATAGGCCAAAGAGTAATCACCTACTTCGAGCATACTGGTATAGATATAGGTACTTATTACAAAAGTGAGGAAGTAGCCGACATGCAGTTTGACTGTTTTGAGTTCGAAGATGGTTGGTTATGTGATGATGTTACTCACTGGATGCCTTTACCCCTTCCCCCTCCTCCCCCTGCCTAAACCCCCTTTAACCTTCCCCCCACCACCCTCTCCTTTCCCACCACCCATCACCAACCCCTATACTTGACATTGACTCCCCCTATGCTATACTTCACAATGAAAAGGACTAGCAATGGGGAAATGGGTCAAAACACACACAGATATCATACTTCAAGCGCTTAGCCTGTCGTCAATCGCAACAGGACTCTATTTATACGACCCACGAATATCCCTGATCGTCATGGGGGTTGTATCATTTCTCATTGCTGAACTCGCACCTACTACTAAGGAATAACCACCTTGGGTATACTATCAAGATTTGTGAATAATCAGCAACAAACCCCTGCACTGCGTACCCACCCGTCCAATCCAGCGAGTTGGCTACTTTCAGCATTTTCAGGTGGGGCCAAAACCACCACCGGGATTACTGTTACTGAAGAGTCTTCTTTAACAGGGTCTGCGGTATGGTCGGCGGTTACTCAGTTAGCCCAAACCCCCGCGTCACTCGACTTAAACTACTATAAACGAATTCTCCCCAGGGGCAAAGAAGAGCGCCCCAATGACCCGTATTTTCGTCTTCTCCATCTTCAACCTAACCCGGAGCAAACTGCAATGGTGTATAGGGAACAGCAAATGGGGCAGACCCTGCTGTATGGGACAGGGTATTCAGAAATTGAACGCGGATCACGCAACGAAATAGTCGGACTATGGCCTTTACAATCATCTCGTATGGAGATAGGGCGTACCCCAGACGGAGAAATAGGGTACATATACCACCTCCCAAATGGCGCTCCTAAAACATTCCGGTCAAACTTGATCTTACGTATCACAGGGTTTTCCCTGACAGGTATAGCCGGGGTCAAAGTCATCCAAACCCACGCCAACACCATCGGCATCGCTCAAGCTCTTGATCAATGGGCGGGGTTATTCTTTTCCAATAACGCAACCCCTCCTGCAGTACTTGAACACCCAGGGAGGTTGTCTGAAAAAGCCCATGACAATCTTCAAGTATCATGGAATGACTCCCATCAGGGGTTGGAAAACTCTAACCGTATCGCCATCCTTGAAGAAGGGATGAAGCTCAACCAATACGGAGTATCCCCTGAGCAAGCCCAGGCAATTGAATCGCGTCAGTTCTCAATAGGAGAGGTTGCCCGTATATTCAATATGCCTATGCATATGCTCAAGGATTTAGAGAACGCAACTTACTCAAACATCGAACAACAATCATTGGAATTCGTAATCAACACATTGCGACCGTGGCTGGTTCGACTTGAGCAAGCCTACATAACTCAACTCTTAACAGTTAAAGAGCAGAAGAAATACTTTTGGAAACACAATGTTGACTCTCTACTTCGTGGGGACACCGAAAGCCGCCACAAATCATACACGTCAGGGCGGCAATGGGGCTATATGTCAGCCAATGATGTGCGGGAATTTGAAGATTGGAACAACATTGGCAAGAAGGGAGATATTTATCTTCAACCAATGAACATGGTAGAAGCAGGGACTGTCCCAGTAGAGTATGACCCAACTTCTAACCCCCAAACCCCTCATCCTGACCCCCAACCCCCTGGAGCACCAATAGCCGAAGAGGAAAATAGTAATGACCCTATCAAACGACGCAAATCAGAGTACCGAGATTCCGACGACACCCCTATTGGCAGAGATCGGATACAAGCTACTTTCTCGCGCCTATTTCTTGACGGCGCTACTCGGGTTGTCAATAGGGAGATTACAGCAGTCAATAGGGCGTTGGAGAAATACGTTAAAACCCGGGACCAAATAGATTTTGAGGTATGGTTACAACGATTTTATAAAGACCTCCCGGCACATATACAAAAAACCTTAGGACCTATATTCAGGTCTTATGGGGAAGAGATAATGGTCCAGGCCTCGGGTGAGATTGATTTTGAACCTGACTTAACCCCGGAATTAAAAAGGTTTCTAACAGATTATATAACCAATTACGCAAATCGCCACACTCAATCGTCCATGGGACAACTCATTTCCCTTCTCCATGATCCTGACACAGAAGATCCAACCCAAGTTCCGACACTTATTGAAGACAGGGTTAATCAGTGGGGGGAGAAGCGTCCTGAGAAAATCCAGGTTAACGAAATAACCCGACTTGGGTCAGCAGTTGCCGCATTCACCTTCTTTGGGGCGGGGCTGTCAACTATCTGGAGAATCCGTGGGCCTGAGACGTGTGATTATTGCAAAACCCTAAACGGTAAAGTCGTCCGTCTTGGTGGGGTGTTACTAAAACCGGGATCAGAGGTTTATGTTCCCCAAAAAGATCCAATGCTGGTACGGGGGTTGGTTAATCACCCGCCTCTGCATTCCCATTGTGATTGCTTTATCAGTAGTTGGTAAAAGAGGATACCGAACATGAATGACCGACAACTAACAGATGTAGTGGATGAGTTAAAAGCCCTAAACAATACGGTAGGGTTAATGAAAAAGCAACTCCAGGAGTTGGTGAACAAATCCAGAACCACCAAATCAATCTCCCCAACTCCTAATTACGAAACACGAGGTAAGGATGTCGCTGCCCCAACCAAAAAAGGAAGAGCTAGAAAGTAACTTCCTAAACAGGTGTATGAACGACACCACTATGACATTTGAGTACAAAGACCCGGAGCAACGTGTATCAATATGTAACACTGTATGGGCAAACAACGAGCTTAATTCTCAAGAGCTAAATGAGGATATTACCATGAAAATAGAACATAGATCATTCCCAGTAAGTGAATTACGGGCTACCACCAACTCCAAAGGCAAAGTAGTCATTACCGGATACGCAGCAGTATTCAATTCTCTGTCCGGTGATTTGGGTGGGTTCCGCGAAAAGATCGCTGAGGGCGCATTCTCTAATGCATTAGCCAATTCCGACACTCGGGCAATGTGGCAACACAACAGGGAAAAAATCATAGGACGTAAATCCGCAGGGACATTACGTTTATCCCAAGACACAGCAGGATTAAAAATAGAAATAGACCCTCCGGATTGGGCATCAGGCTATGTGGAATCCATCAACCGTGGGGATGTTTCAGAAATGAGTTTCGGGTTTGTGGTAGAACGCGATGAATGGGAAGATACTGACAGTGGGAAGATCCGTACCTTATTGGAAATCAGAGAACTCCCTGACGTTTCCCCAGTCACATTCCCCGCTTACCCAGCAACATCAGTGGATGTAGCACTTCGGTCCTTAGACGTTTGGACCAAGTTGAACAATAATGAATTACGATCTGAGCCAGATGCCGATGCACCGTGCCCAGATGTTCCTCCCTCCGGTGAGACGCCGATGCGCAAAGCTGATGACGAGGACACCCCGGCTATGAAGAAGTTGCGACAAAAGCAACGTAAACTAAATTTGAAAACACGGAGGACTTAACTATGAGTAAACTTCAAGAATTATATGATAAAAGAGATGGTATCGGTCACGATCAGCAAGCATTGATCGACAAGGCTGGCCCTGGTGGGGAAATGACTACCGAGGATGAAACCAGATATGACGCCATGGATGTTGATTGGAATACAGCTGACGAAGCTATCAAGGCTGAAGAAGCCAAACAGGATCGGATGGCTGAACGTACCAAGACTCTGGAGGAACGTAAAGAAACCCAGTCTCGTCAGAAACAAACCGTGACTAAACCGGAAACAGGGAGTAAGGTAGAAGACAAATCAGAAACTCGGGAAACCGCTACCCTTCCTGAATACGGGGATGCCCGATTCAACAAGGCTATGGTGGAATATCGTGACCGGACAGGCGGGATATATGCAACCGACGAATACAATGCAGCGTTTTGTAGTTACTTGCTAAGAGGGGGTAAAATCCACGAGCAAGAAATGCGCGCACTCCAGGTCGATATCGACACAGTCGGTGGGTATTTGGTAACTCCGGAACAGTTTATTGCCAGGTTGATCAAGAAAGTTGACAACATGGTGGTGATGAGACAACTCGCAACTGTATTCCCGGTAGCTAATGCTGATTCTCTGGGCGCACCTGCCTTAGAGAACGATATTGACGATTCTGAATGGACATCGGAACTCCGTACAGGTAGTGATGATTCTACAATGAGTTTTGACAAACGCTCCCTGACTCCTCACCCGTTAGCCAAACGGATTAAGGTCAGCAAGACCCTGTTGAGAAAATCCCTGATTGCCATTGACGCGCTTGTTCGTGATAGGCTTGCATACAAAATGGCTATATCTCAGGAAAAAGGGTTCCTTAACGGCACAGGCTCTAACCAGCCGTTAGGTGTGATGACCCAATCTAACCTGGGTATCTCCACATCTCGGGATGTTTCCACAGGTAACCCTTCGGCGGCTATTGCAGCTGATGGCCTTATTGAGGCGAAATATTTCCTCAAGGCTCAGTATTGGGGCCAGTCACGTTGGGGATTTCACCGCACAATAATTAAAGCCATAAGGAAACTCAAAGATGGTGATGGTAACTACCTGTGGCAAGCAGGAATAGCCAACGACCGTCCCGACACAATCCTGGATGTACCTTACTTTATGAGTGAGTATCTGGAATCCACACTGTCAGCGTCTGCCTTGGTAGGGATCATCGGGGACTTTTCCAACTACTGGATTGCCGATGCTCTCAACATGCAGGTCCAGGTCCTTACTGAACTCTACGCAGAGTCTAATCAAAACGGTTATATCAGCAGGTCAGAAACTGACGGTATGCCCGTGTTGGAAGAGGCCTTTGCCAGAGTGAAATGTGGGGCGTAATCACCATTACCCTTTACAATAACCAATTATATATTTCATAGGAGGAAATATAATGAACTTAATAAATAATGTAAATATCGATAGAGCAGTTGTTGGTCAGTCCAGTGCTGGCACATCTACTGGGTTGGCACTTGACATGCAAGGTTACGAAGGATGCTGCTTTATTCTTGCTGGGAGTTCCTTAATGGAAGGGTCTTCCAATATCACATTAAAGGCTGCGGGGGCTGCATCCACAACCGCTACTTTTATTACCTATAACGCAACTGGCGCCGCTTCAACCATGACCACTGCGGTATGGAAAAATAAAGTACTGGCAGCAGACTACTACAAACCACTCAAACGGTACATCATGGCCGAGGTAACCGGATCATCCAGTGACGTGGGAACAGGTATTTTCCAGGTGGTGGCGATCAGATACGGATCTCGTAAACCTGGGTCTACAGCAATTGCAAGTGTTGGATCGTCCTATGTTGGGGATACTCAACTTCAGGTTGGCGCAACGTCCTAATCAATAATCAGGAGGTGGGTAGAGGGGATTACCACTCCCCCCCTACCTTCTTCTTAATATAAGGAGGAATTTCCTATGGGAACAACAGGCGTAGGTTATCAACCAAGAACAATTACAAGAGAACAGCCTACCTCCAGTGGTCAGGAACAATCATATTCAAGTGGTTGTAAGCAGATCATGAGGGTGGGGTCTGAGATTGAGTTTGAATCAGGGTCCAAGATTGATATGGAATCAGGCTCCTCATTTAACCTTTTGACTGGGGCTGCGGCTAATTTACCGGGGACTGTTAATTTGACTGGTACCAACAATATGTCGGGTACGCTCAACCTATCAGGTTCGGTAATTAGCACTACAGCGTCAGCAAACCGTATCGCGGTTAATACATTAACAACAGCGGTTGGAGCGGCTTTCACAATGCGGGGTGGGGTAACAGTTATCACCCCCGCTACTCAAGTATTGGCTGCTTCGACAGCTGCAACACTAAACCTGACTCAACCCCAAAAGGGTGACTTTGAGACTTTTATTGTGTACAATTCCACATACGTCACGGAGCTTGCAGCCTCAACAGCTAAGGCAGTAGCGTTTGGTACTGTAGCTGGTAAGGGGTTTGCGTTGAATATCGCCCCAACTACCAAGATGAAATTATACGGTGTGACTGTTGATTTAGTGGCGCTATCAACTACGGTGATTATAGCAAAATACGCTAAGACTCCGATTGCTGATTCGACAGCGTTTGTCAATGATCCCGTTACTGTAACTTCTGCTACATTGGGCGCATAACAATGGCTGATGAATTCACAACAGGATATCAACAACTTTACCTGGGAAAGAGTACTAAAACCAAACCCTCTTTCCCGGGTTTAAGTATTGGTACACAATTTGTGGAGTTGGACACAGGTGACATGTATGTGTTTGATGGTGAGGAGTGGGTATTAGGTAATGATAATGTCAATATAGGCGCCACGCTTATCACAGGTGGTAGAGGGGTTGAAGCTCAAGTTGTAGATGTTCAGACGGTTGGGCTCCTGGAGCAAATATTGATAACACTAAAAAAGATTGAATATCATTTGATGCTTTCAACTGATGTCAATTTACAAGATCAAGATGTAGAATAAGGAGGAGTTATGCCTACAGTAAATAATCCTGATGGTACCTACGCAGATGTTAATGGAGAGCATCGGATGTTAACTCAAGGAGTTAATTCATCCCTTGAGCATCACGTAAATCACCATGAGAAACAAGCATACAATCTTATCTTTAGCCAAAGTCCTACAGCGGCAGACGATTGTATAGGGTACATTAAAAATAGTGCTGATGATGATATGATATTGGAAGGTGTCTGGATAGGGTTTAAAAACGCAACCGCTGTGGATGCTGAGGTTTATTTTAAAAAAGGCCCAACAGGTACAAGAAATACTGCTACTGACATAACACCGGCTAATGCTAATGCGGGAGCTTCTGAAGAAGCGGAAGGGGATTTTGAGAAAGGTGCTGACCTTGATGGTGGGGGGGTGACTCTTGCAGGTGGAGTTGAAACAGACAGGTTTTTGTTTGCAGATATCCAAAACCTTACTTCTAAGTTTTTTAACTTTGAACAAGACATTATTATTCAAAAAAATAAAACGTTTACATTTTGGGCGACTGATGCAGGGGCAACCTATTACTTTACATTAATTTTTAATTACCACCATCAAGAGATTGGTTAATTATAATGTGGAAAATAACCATAGCAGATGCTGATGGAAACCCTCCTGATGTTGATATAACAGTCGGTGAGGTTCCAGGTTTAGTTGTCGCTACCAGACCGTTGAAGACTTTTTTAAACAAAGTTGAGTTTTTCCAGAATGACGAGTATGGAATTGACCTAAACCAAGATGCTTCTGCTGGAGGTACTCCTGAGATAGTTCACGATGGTGCGGATCAGATCGAGTGGACTGCTACGGATATTGTAGGTGGGGGCAAAACTACTTTTGATAATGATGATGAACATGCTCATGGTGGGACAGTAACTATTGTTAATGCCAATAACTGTGCAGGAATTGTCCATACACTCGTTGTAAGCGGTACGACCCACACAATAACCGAAGGTGGAGGGGCTGATTGGGCATTAGTAGCAGCTGACAATACAGCAACCGCCACTGCTTTAGCCGCCTATATAGCCACTTTAGCAAAGGTGAGCGCAACGTCTTCTGGTGCGGTTGTAACCGTTACAGCTGATTCATTGATGGATATAACAAAACTTGATTCTGATGACACTACGAATGGGCCAGCAACAGCAAGGGCGGTAAAGGTTGATAACTCTCCGGTTAACGATGTATTCCAGTTTGATAAGGGGAGCGATTTAAATTGCTCTGGGTATGTTGCTATATCTTTATGGATTTATGTAGATAAAGACTGGAAAGCGGGAGATTCAATATCTCTATATGGGTATGATACAGGAAGTGTAATTCAAATTGGTGATAGTATACTATTACAAGATTACTTTAGTTTTTTAACCTACAAGGTATGGCATAAGATTTCTATACCTTTAACCGATTTTGGGGCTTTATCGAGCAGTACAACGCTTGATGCTTTACGAGTCAGAATATTAGCAGCGGAGGGCAAAAGTCCTAAGTTTTATCTTGATGATATTAGATTCGAGCAAACCGGGACACCTGTGCAGTTTTGTATAGAACCCACTAATTTAACATGGCTTCATGTTAGTTCAATAAATATCCAGATGGCTGACACTTACTCGTCCATAGTTGCAAATGGAACTATGCCAAGCCTACCTTATGACTCGTTCCTTGGTTTAACAGGGTTAGGGGTTGGGGTTATTTACCAACGGGTACAAGATGAGGATATAACAAACACTGCAAGTTTAAAAACCCTTGCTGATTTAATGCTTTTTTCAAACGCTTCACTATCGTATGGAGCGGACAATACTGGAGCAACTACATGGTTCAATGTACTAATAACCTTAACCGAACCATTAATTTTAAAGGCCGAAGATAATGATAAAATATGTCTTACAATTTCAGAAGACTTTTCAGAGTTATTAAGATTCCGTGTAACTGCGGGATGTAAAGAAGAGCAACGAACATAAACTAAAAAAGAGGAAAGGATCAACCATGACTAAAAAAGAGGAAACCAAGAAACCAGTAAAAAAGAAAAGCAGTGGGATTATTATGCCACCTGATGCAATCGCAAAATGCCAACTACCCCCAGGAGCAACACCAAATAACCCGGCACCATTGGGGTATGTGTCAGGTACCAACATCCCACGTACCCGGGAGAAAGTTGTCATTTGTGGGTTTGCCCCCTCCAGTATGGCTGATGCCAAAATGTTCTTCGGCAACCCGGAATACGAAATCTGGACTCTTAACCAAATCTACATGCCATTCCCAGCAATGGCTACCAACGCCACCCGGTGGTTTCAAATTCACCATCGTCACAGTTATGACCAATCAATCAACCGGGATCACTCCCACCATGAGTGGTTGGCTAAACAAACGTTGTTTCCAATATACATGCAGGATCAACAACCTGATATTCAATGTTCAGCAAAATTTCCTAAAGATGAAATAATGAGTCACTTTGGGAATTATTTCACTAACACTATATCTTGGATGGTAGCACTTGCTATTATGGAAGGGTTTAAAGAAATTCAATTATATGGGGTAGATATGGCCCAAGATGGGGAATACAGTTATGAGCGTCCGAGTGTTGAATTCTTTCTTGGATGGGCACGGGGCGCAGGTATCCACCTCGTCCTCCCGGAAAAATGTGACCTCCTCAAAACCTTATGGCTCTACCCTTTCGACGACTCCGCACCTTTCCGCGCCAAAGTCACTGCTCGCCGTCAGGAACTCCGTCAACGCATGGCAGAAATGTCCAGCCAGGAGCAGCAATCCCACGATTCCCGTATGCAATTAATCGGGGCACTTGACAACATGAACTATGTAGAAAAATCATGGGAGAATTCAGCCCGTGAAATTGCAGTTACAGGTGGGGGTCAACCCCCTCTACACTAACCAATAAAGGAGACACACCATGTCTTTTCTTGAAAAACACTCGTTTACTGTTACCACAACCTCTGGGGATTACGGGGTGTCAGCATCTACTCTGCTTAGGTACGGATACATCCATGCTATAGAGTACAGAGCAGGGGCTACCCCGTTTATCGCAGGGTCAAGTGCGAGGGTGCAGATCCGTAGAGGGTCCACAACTGGAGTTGTGTTAGGACGTACCAGCAGCGGGCTATTAGGTGTTGATAAACACTACGAACCTCGCATACCAGCCAGCGGTACTACCAGCGGAGCATACCTATTAACAGCGCCCAGCTCTGATGGTAATTATTTACAGGCTGATCGTATGCCGGTTGTAAATGATGTGTTGTATATTTGCACAAAAGCATCGTCTTCATCCCCTACACAGACAGGGTTTTTAGACGTGTATATTGGATAACCATTGAGTGGTATTGGTAGGGGTTAGTTTTGATATCCTCTTTCTCTCTCTTATTTTACGCCACTCTTGAACAGGAGGAATCACACGATGGCATTTCGAACCACGGTAGTGACATCCGCAACAGGTGAGCCGGTAACGGTTGCGGATCTCAAGTCCCAACTCCGGATTACCTCTACTGATGAGGATACTGAAATTGCGGGGTTTGGATTAGCAGCACGGAAACGGTTAGAAAAAGATACCGGGATGGTGCTGATGCCACAAACCAGGCGGGTATACTTGGATCAGTGGACCACGGGTGGAGATGGGTATGGTTCAATCAAAATCCCTCACCACCCTTTGCGCGGAGTTGGGTCTACTGGGATTGTGTATACTGATTCTGATGGGGACTCAACCACTTGGGGATCAACCAACTGGAGTGTGGATGATGTGTCAATGCCAGGGAGGATAGTGTTGGATGCTAACGGGGATTACCCCTCTGCCACTCTTGCTAATGATCGGCCAATAGCCATAGATTTTACTTGTGGGTACACTACAGCAACAATCCCTGGAGATCTACAACTTGCTATCAAGATGCTCACGGGACATTATTATGAGAATAGGGAAAACAGTTATCTAACTCAATTTGGCGGCGGGGGAGTTACCCTTGTCCCAATGACATATCAAGATATAGTTAATGACTATACTGATTGGACAAAGAGGTTTTAGCTATGCCACCTAACATCAGATCAGGAGGGAGAAGTTTTAAAGTAGGGTTGCAGAAACCGTCATCCACCAAGAATAATTACGGGGAGGCGGTTGTGGGGTGGAGTACAGACTCCAAGCCGTGGGTGAAGATAACTCCGATGATGGATTTGACCCGGGGTGGAGAGTATTTTTACGCTAAACAGCTCCATTCCAACATATCCCATAAGGTGGAGATGAGGTACCAAACCTTATCAACAGGTAACGCAATCACCCCTGAGTGTAGATTTAGGTGGGGGGCCAAATACCTAAAGATCCTATCCATCACTAACGAGTCAGAAATGGATAGAAAACTTGTATTTAGATGTGCGGAGGACCAATAAATGGCAACAGCACTGGATCACGCTACCCTTCAGGGAATGCCTGAATTAGTAAAAGCGTTTGAGGAAATAGCCAACGCCCCTAATACCAGGAAGTATGAAACCCGGCTGATGAAACCTGCCAGAAAACTCCGGAATAGTATTAGGGCCGCTGCTCCGGATGGCCCAGCAAAACAAGGCCCGCCGGGTAGAGTCCCAAACCCTGCAAAAACCATTAAGAACTCTATAATTGCCAAGAAGTTTAAAAAAAAGCGTAAAGACCACCCGGCAGTTATGGTAGCGGTTCATTACCGTATAGCTCCACATTCCTACTTAGTAGAGTACGGGACTGCGGGAAGACGCCACCCTAAGAAAGGGGAGTATGTGTGGTTTAGACGAGAATCAGATGGGGAGTTAATCAGGAAGAAAAGTGTGGCACCAATGCCAGCAAACCCTTTCTTCCGTAAAACATTCGACAACAACAAATCATCTATAATCCGTGAAATGAAAGTTGAGACATTAAACTTTATTGATGAGGCGGCAGCAGAGGCGAGTAAAAAAACCCTTAAATAGGATACTCCTATGGCAGTACTTGACGTAGAACAATCACTACAAATCAAACTAACAGCGTCTACCCAGCTAACCGATATAATTGGGAGTAATGGGGTCCAACCCATGCTGACTGCTCAGGATAAAGCCTTTCCAACTGTCACGTACCAGCTAATCAGTAACCCCCCTCATCACGCAATGGGGGTTGATGCCCCAGTATACTCCCCTCGGTACCAATTATCAGTATGGTCAACAGGGTATGAGCAAGCCAAATCCATAAGCAAACTGGTTAAATCCACTCTCAAGGATTTTTCAGGGGTGATGTGTACATCCGGGGTGACTGCCCAACGAATATTTTTTGAGCACGAAAACGCCATGGTTACTGTTGAAGATAGCCGTGAACAGATAACATACCACTTGATTCAGGACTTTATCATATGGTATACTACGTAACTAATAACCAACAGGAGTAATGTCATGGGAGAATTTGTATTAAAAAATTGTAAACTGGTTGTTGACGGAAAGGATCTGTCATGTGATCTCAACGAAGTCACCATGACATACAGTGCGGACGTGTTGGATAGGACGACGTTTTGTTCTTCAGCACGTAGACGGAAAGCAGGATTACAAGACACCCAAATCACTGGTGGGGGGTTTACCAACATGGCTGACGAAAAGAATGAGCCTACAGTATTCCCATTAGTGGGGTCTACCAATGAGGTAGTTACCCTTGTTCCAAATCCTTCGTCAGGCCAACCTATAGTGGGGGACAGAGCTTATCACTTAAAACTCATCACTGGGGATTTTGCCCCGGGTGGGAGTATAGGGGACATGGCGGCAATGAACTTCTCAATGATGGGGGATGGGATGCCGGCACGGGGAGAGGTGATGCAGCGGTCCACAGCGTTGTCCTCATCAGCAGTTGCCACAATCAGAGTGTTAGGGGTTCGTGGGCCACAAGTTCAACTTTCCCTTGGTGTCCAGGTATTGTCGGTGAGTAGTAGTGGGGCAGGGCTTACTCTTCATTTAGAGCAGGATAGTTCCACAGCATTTGCCACCACCCCCTCTACCGCAATCACTCTTGTTTTAACCGATGCCAGCGCCAACAATGGGTATTTTTCATCAACCGCTGCCGGGTCCACACTCGACACCAGTTACCGTATATCAGTTACCAATACAGCAGGAACCACAGACAGTTCCATGGATATTTTAGCAACTGTGGGGCTGACTAACCAATAGTTAACATTTAACAAGGAGTAAAATCATGGCTGAATTTGTATTTACCGACGCAAACTTTGTAGTAGGATCCTCTGGTGCTGGTGTAGATTTGAGTGATCATGTAACGTCCGTAACTGTAACCTACTCCGCTGAAGTCCTTGATAAGACTGCCATGGGAAGTTCAGCACGGGGAAGGTTGTCGGGGTTAAAGGACGGGAATTTTTCAGTGGAGTTTAATCAGGATCTGGCAGCGTCAGAAGTTGAAGCGACATTATGGCCGTTGATCGGGGCTGATTCCACAACGGTATGGGTAGCGGTTAAGCACCATTCGTCAGCGTGTAATTCGCTCAACCCTAAGTATTATGGGAAGACCGTGCTGGAGTCACTACCCCTGGGTGGTGGAGTTGGTGATCTTGCCAAAACCAGTGTGACGTTTCAATGTGATGGATTGATTAACAGGTCGGTGACGGCTACCTAACCACCTATCACTTATCACCCAACCATAACCATTTCAAAAAGAGGATACTAATTACTATGAGTGAACCAACATTAAAGGACCGGATACGTAACAAAACCGACCATGATTCAGAAATCATGATTATTTCCAAATGGGATAACGAAAAAATCGAAGTCAGGTCGATGATGGGAAGTGACCGTTCTGTATTTATGGATACGTGTTTCCAGGAATCAGGGGATTTAGACAAAAAGATCTCTATACCATTCTTGATCATTGGGTGTTGTTTTGACCCAACCACAGGGGAGAAGTTATTCGCCCTGGAGGATGAGGAATGGTTGATGACCAAAAACTCCACAGTGTTGGAAGGTATCGCCACTACCGCTTTAAAAGTCTCCGGGTTGACTACTGGGGCAGTTGAAGGAGCGGAAAAAAACTCGGATTCGGCAACACCACCAGATACTTCCTCTTCCAGTTAGCGGAACACCTACACCGAACTGTTGCTGAGTTGTCCAGTACCATAAGCAGTTATGAGATCACGGAGTGGATGGCATACTTTAAGATCAAAAATGAGCACGATAAAAACCGTCAGCAAAAGCGTAAGTTAGAAAAGAGTGTAAGAAAACAAGGTAAGTCTAAATTAAGAAGGGGGTAATACCAATGCCTGGAGGTGGAGTAGGATCATTATTAGTCACTCTTAAGTTAGATAACCGTGAGTTTACTAAGCAACTCAAGATCACCAAAAAAGATATGGTTGAGGTTGATAATAAGACCAAAAACCTTAACAAATCTATGGGTAGCTTAAAAGGTGCTGTGAAGTTAGCAGCAGCCGCCCTTGCTGTGTTGGGTGTGGCTAAAGTAACTAAGTCGTTTTTTGACGCTGGCTTACAAGCTAATCGAATGGACAAGGCCCTATCGGCTGCAACAGGGAGTACTACAGGTGCGGCAAAGGCTACCAAGTTTTTGTGGGATCAAAGTAATAAACTTGGTTTAAGTTTTGAAGAACAGCTGAGTAACTATACACGGTTAGCAGCATCCGGTAGGGAGTTGGGGTTTAGTAGTAAAGAGATTGAACGTACCTGGAGTGGGTTGGCTAAAGCAGGTACAGCGCTTCAGTTATCAACGGAGGATATGACGGGGATATTCCGTGCCGTTGATCAGATGATGAACAAGGGTAAAATCCAGGCCGAAGAATTGAGAGGCCAACTGGCTGAACGTCTCCCTGGGGCATATGCCATGACTGCTCGAGCCATGGGGATTACCACCCAGGAACTCTCCAAACAATTAGAATTAGGCAAAGTTTACACCGCAGACGTCCTTCCCAAACTCATTGACTTAATGCACAACGAATACACTGAAGGTGCCAAAGCTGGCGCTGAAACCCTCAATGCTGCTGTGGAAAGATCCAAATCAGCATGGTTTGGGTTACGTAAAACTGTCATGGATGCTGGGATCAGTGAATTATTAGCAGACAACCTAAACGCTATGACAACTGCTACTAATGAATGGCTAACCACTAACGAAACGGCCATTCAAAAATTTGTAAAAGACTGGGCGATGGGTATACGGGGTGTGGGTGGCATGTACGAGGATATTGCTACTCAAGCAGGGGTATTCTTTAGCGTAGTAGCTGATGGTAAAGGGTTATCTGAATACCGGAAAGTTCTAGAAGAAATGGGGGAGATGGGTAAACTCTCTGGTATGGACACTGACCAGGCAATTATTAGCCAAATAGGGATTGGGAAATTTCAGGCATCCCAGGCCAATTTAAAAAAACTAAGGCAGTTAGAGAGTGGGGAATTTGTTCCAGGGGAAAGAGGCCCTAAAAGAGCCAAGGAGGCGGCAGACGCAGAGCGGCAATTACTGCGAGATACTAAAACCTTACGGGACGCTACTGCTAAAGACCGCGAAAAAGCAATAGAGAAATTGCATAAACAGATAATGAACAACAATCGTCAAGAGGAGATTGGGTCTGTGAATTGGTGGGCTGGGGAGCGAGATAGGGTCCAGGATGGGTTTGAGTTACGTGCAACAGCCGAGATGGGTTTGGGAGAGTTAATTAAATACAGTCAGACTCAAGAAGCGGGGTTATCTGCACAGATTACTAAACATAATATAGATCAGAAATTCAAAGAAGTAGAGGCAGTCCAAAAACTCTCAGATAAAAGTTTCAAAAAAGCTACTGAGAATAATAAAAAGTTCAATAGTATGTCTGATAAGTATACTGAGCAACAAAAGCAAAAAGCGCAAGAAAGGTTTGATTACAATAAAACACTGATAGAAGCGTCAGATATATCTATTGATGCTAATTATAATAAAAAAGTAAACCTTCTCAATAAAGAGTTTGAGGCCGAGCAGGATAAGTATGGTAAATCCAAAATGGCCCAACAAACCCATGATAAAGAGATGGAAGATCTTGCTAAACTCCACGCAGAGGAAAAACTCAAAGCGGATAAAACCTTTACGGGTGGTGTTAAATTAGGGTTAGCAGGTATAACCCAGGACCAAATAACGTGGGCTGATCTTGGATTATCTATAACTGAGGGGGCAGCCGGGGGGATGAGTGGTGCCCTAAAAACCATGTTTATTGATGCCGCCACTGGCGATCTTCAAGGGTTTTCCACATACTGGGATACTTTCTTTGGGGGGTTACTAACCAAAGTCACTGACACAGTTGTTGATATGGGAGTCCAATGGGCGTTAGGTGCTGTCCAAGACGGTATGGCTGGGTGGTGGCCTTTTGATCAAGGCGCATGGCAAGTAGGTAAAGACCAAGTAGCAATGATCCACAAAGACGAAATGATTATCCCTGCTGACGCCGCAAGTGTACTAAGGTCAATGTCCAACAGAGGGTTTGGTGGAGATAACTTACCTAAGTCAGCTGATATGAAAGGATCTATGCCGCCGGGGTTGGCTACACCGTTTGGTGCACATGCAATGGGGCCATTAAAAGCTAATGTTGGTATGGGGTTTGCTCAATTAATCAAAACAGGTGACCCATCAGGGCTTGCTAATCTTGCTGGTCCGGGGATGGCGGCAAATATGATAGGAGCAGAGGTTACAGGGAGTATAAAGGATGCACTTGGGTTATATGGAAAGTTTGCCAACTATGGAGGTATGGTGGGTCAGGGCTTGGCTATGGCGGGGACAGGTGCAACAGGGCCTTTTTCTACAATTATAGGCGGTGTAGGTAATATAATAGGGGCACTTGCGGGGGATGCGTTAGGGGATATTTTTAATGCGAGGGACAATGAGGTAAACCGTGATGCTTTTGAAGATGTTTACGGGAGAATTAAAGGCAGTAAGGTTAACAGAGATGTTGAAAAGGCCTTGGATATAATAGCTAAAAACATTGATATGTTTGGTGGGTATGGAGCGTTTGTAAAGCGTGATAGTCACCTTAGCGGAATGGACACAAGAGGTGGGGATGGTAGAGGCGGCGGTGGAGGTACTGGCACAACATCACATTCTGTTGCTGACGCTTCAAAGTTCCATGGTGGGGGCAGGTTAGGCCCAGGTGAGGGGTATTTTTTAGGCAAACAAAACGAAGAAGTGCTTAGTGAAATAAACGTAGACAGAATTGAAAAGGCCCTTATGGCAGGAGGGGGTGGGGCTTCAATAGTGGTAAACAATTATGGCGCCATCACCTTAGAGGATTTTGCCGTAATGATCGCCAAAGTCATGCAGGACAACAACCAAAACCGTATGGGGAATATCTACACCCCAGGGTCACCAACCAGTGCAGGATTAAGGATGTAATAATATGGGTACAATACTTATAGCAGAAAATATACTAACAGATAGTGATTTCTCGGCAGCTACACAGCAGGGAGCGTATATTGGTCAGCCGGTGGCGGGGAGTACCAACACCGGAAGTGCAAGGCCTGTTACGAGTGGGACACTATCAGATTTTAGTTTCTCAGGGACTGCTGATTCAACAGGGTCTGCTACCAAGATGGTTGATGCAACCCTGAATGTGTTGGGGGATAATTACCTAAAGGGCGCCACTATTGAGTTTGTGAGTGGGGAAAACTCCGCTGGGACAGCCACAATTACCGCGTCTTCTCAGGCTACAGGGGCAGTGAGTTGGTCATCAAGTGTTAACCCTACCAAGGTGGGGGATACGTTTACTGTTACTCGGGATGTGGATGATGTGGATTTTGCCGTAGAGATTGAAGAGAGTGGGATGATGTCTGTTGGAGATGGTACTTTTAAATGGAGCCATGACGGTGGGAGTAATTATTTAGGGAGAGATGACCCGTATCAAGCAACATGGCTCGGCGAGCAAACTCTTGTAAGTGGCAACCTCCAATCTGCGTTAGGACATGCAATTGGGGAAGCAGCAGACGAAACACGTTTGATTGCATACCTCCACTCAGATAATACTCTTAGGCTGTTAAAATCATCCGATGAGGGGGTGTTATGGTCTGAATCAACAATTGCCACTGGATTAGCATCCTATGCACCACAAAGTATTGTTACCATGCCTACTGGTCGAGTTATAATATTTTTAACATATACTTATTCTGCCTATCTTTATTCTGACGATGATGGGGGTACTTGGTCCGATATTGTAAATTATGGGGTATATTATAGTGGGTATGTAAATCTACTATTAAATGGTAGTTTAGGAAATATAACCTATAACGGGAGTTTTTACCCTGTGTACCATACATCTGCAGATGGGGGTATTACTTGGAGTTCAGGTACACTCATTGTATCCGCTGTTAGATACGGGGGGCAAACGGTAGAATTAAACAATGGCACTTTATTTGCCATATATACAGATGGAAGTAGTAATGTTCTACATGCCTCCTCGACTGATGGGGGCTCTACTTGGACAGAAGCAAGTGGGAAGATTTATGATGCAGCAGGGTCAGGTAAACTCTGGACAACACCAAATGTTCTTGTAGACATAAACGGGGACTTGTATGTTACTGCTACTAATTGGACTGATGGCGGTATATATATAAATAAATCCGTTGATTATGGAACCACGTGGACTGCAACTGGCTCTACTTTACAAGTATCCAGTAGAAAGGGTACTTCAAGGGTAAAATTATTTAATGGACACAGTATATTAGCAATTTTTGATGATGGGTCAAACAATCTTTATTGCGTAAGGCGTGGGGTATGGGAAACCTTCTCCTCAAATGCCTGTCCATGTGCAAGAAATGTGATTCCCCAAAATCTTATTTGTGGTACAGATTTAACATGGGAAGGGAGTTATGCGACAGATGGTGACACCTGGACGTTTGCCCCACAATACCAGTTCCCAATGACCAGTTTGATTACGGACTCCCCATCCAAGCAATGGAAATCCCTTTCAGACAACACTCCTATCACTATCCTAATCGACATGGGGGCTAACGAACGTCACTTTGCTGACGGTGTAGCATTCTTTGGTTGTAACATCAGAACTTTTGATTTTCAAATGAACGCTACCAACGTGTGGACTTCCCCATCAGTTGATGAGACAATTTCATTTGACCTTACCTCCTCAGGGGTTGTTGACTCAGTATCTGGTAATTACATTGAAGACGCCGCACTCATGGCAAATTACAAAGATCATGAATTGGTAGACAAATACATAGCTATGACTTCAGGTACTGATAACGGGATGACTTGGAAAATCAAAGACAACGTAGGGGATTATATAGTTCTTGATACTACCTCCGCAATCAATGTGGGTGCTGCTGATACATTTGCCATATTTAATCACCGGGTAGCCAAAACCTTTACCGCAGGGGTGTATAGGTATATCCGTATTTCAATTGGCTCACTTCAAACAGCAGATAACTATTATCAAATAGGTACTATGATTGCCGGTAAAGCCGTCACCCTATCTGATGACTGGTCTGTAGGGTATGGGCATGGCACATCTTTTGACAACATCAACCTATTGCAAACCCCGTCAAAACAGGTCTATGCAATTAAATCAGGGGAGGAACGTGATACATTCGACCTTACATGGGCAGTTAGCGATGACGGAATCAAAGAAGTCGTCCACACTCTTAAATACCTTGACGGAAAAAACATTGCTTTAATCCCTGATTCATCTACAATGACATCGTGTTGGCCTGTTAAGTTATATGGGGATGTGGGTCGGTCACAAGTATTCAAAGATGAAGACACAATGACAATCAACCTTCGGGAAATTGTATAATGAGTTCTGTAATCCAATCAGCCATAGCTAATTCCAGACAGATATACCTATTAGTTGATATTCAATTTGGCGGGGTGAACAAGCGTATCTCCACCAAAAACATATCCGTGCCAGTGTCTGAGACATCCCGCACAGCATCCGGACAAATGGAGTGGGACACTGGTATGGATTGGGACACAGGAATGAGCTGGGATACAGATTCTGACACTGTAGGGGCAATCTCAGAGTACTTTTTTGATGGGATTATCCTTAACCAACTTACCATAGCTAAAACCTTTGATATTCGAACATTCCGGTATTCCACCTCTGATGTTCAAATCCTTATTTCCAATCACGATAGGTTTCAGGATTTCGAAACCAAATACAGGGTTGAAGGGAGTGTGGGGAAAGTGTATGTGTGGTCACCGGGGTTAACATGGGCGCAGATCTCTACTGATGGGCTGATATTTGAAGGGGTGTTCCAAAAAAACTGGCATACTAATTTCCAATATTCATTTTCACTTATTGAACGATCTCGTAACAAGGTGTTATCAATACCTAAACTTCAAATCAATACTGATACATGGTATCGCCATAAACAAACTGATGATGGCATGGGTAGCGTTTCAGGACTACCAGTCCCTGTTATATTTGGCGAGACTACTGGTGGACAGTTACTATATATGGTAAACACACTTGCTGATCTAAGCCATGACCCTACTTATGCCATAGCAGAAGGTGGGAACAAAATCGCATCAAGCGACTTTTCTTCTTCGGGGACAAAAAATGTATGGAATGCGGATGGTACGGTAGTTGCCACTTCGTATATTAGTTACTCGGAAAGTGTGGATGGGTTGGGCAACCCTGTGTCACAAATTGCGTATACCACTGGTGGAGTAGCGGCGTATGGATCTTCTAACCAGCCAATGACTTGTAGTTTTGCTGGAAAGGTTGACGGCAGCGGTGAGTACACAGGAACTGCCAACACACTCATTGAACACCCTGCTGACATAACTAAATTCCTATTAGATAAAAACTCAATCGATGGTGTTGACATTACTGAGGATGTTACGTTTGGCACAATGAAATCCATACTGAAAAGTGGGTGGAAGTTTACCACTACGGTTAATGTGTTTGCTAATGTATTGGATGTGGTTGATAGGTTACTATACCAGTGTCAAGCAGCCTTAGTAACCCGTATAGGTGGGAAATTAGGGGTGATGACATTAAACACTGATGGCGTGTCAATAGGTAGAATAGATTTGGATAAAGAGGCTATTGCATCCGACATCCCTATATCCCGTACACCTTATGACATGGTCTACAACAACATAAATGTTAATTACCAATACAATCCAACAAGTGAAAAGTTTGAGAAGAGCGCGCCTGTGTATGGGCCAAACAGCACAGTGGAAAAGATCAAACAGTCAAGAGGGGAGTATGGAATACAGCCCGAGTTCCAGCTTAATTGTACTGACATAGGGCAAGCATATACCGCAGTTTACAGCGCTAAAAGATTTATGGATATATTTGCTTTCAGACACGATACTTTCACTATTGACTTGCCTTATAGGGTGGTGTGGGATATGGTAGAAGGGGATGTGATAGAGGTGACTTATACAGGTGGGAGTAGCAAAGACGGTAGCGGATGGGTGGACGAAAGGTGTATATTGTTGAGTAGGAGTTTTCACAGCGACAGGATTACCACTACTTGGTGGAGAATAAGTACGGAATAATTAATAGGAGAAGGTAATGTTAAAAAAGCAGTGGTTGGTTTACATATTAGCAATGGTTATGGTGGTTGCGAGCAGTAATTTTACGTATGGTGCAAACAAAGCCTACCATAAATTGGGGTTGAATGGTGGTGGCGGGACTGATTTAGATGGGATCAATCATTCAGTGTTGGTTAATAATGATATTGCTTTTGTGCGGGTCCAATCCACTAATGCTATAGTTACCTATTATTATAATTACGATTCTGATAGAGGTGGTGCGGAAGACATCCCCAAATATATTAATCCAGATTCTGGTGGGAGTGGGCAATGGGTGTTGGAAAATAAAACAGTTGAAAATTTAACCGCTAACGGTACCATTACTGACGGAGCATTCTCTACCACGGCGGGTGCAGTGACCGGGGTAACAGAGTTTACAACTTCAGGAGCAATTAATGCTAATGGTGATTCAATAACTTGTGATGGGGTGTTGGTGATCAATGCCACATCTGCTACGTCTTTTAATGATGAAAACATTACCAATGTGGGGCAGCTTGATGTTGATACAATTATTGCTGATAACGTAGGCATAGGCACTGCGAGCCCCACATTTAAGTTAGAAATGACTGGCGCAAATGCAACAGTTTTATCAGATGCCTCACCACTTTATAACCTGGACAGCAACTCTTTTGTTCGGATAGCCAATAGTAACGAGGTCGGGACTGAGGAATCGGGGATTGTTTTATCAGCAAAAAATTCTGGCTCCGCTAATTGGGCAATATATGCAAAACAAACAGGCACTTATGACGGAGATTTAATTTTCAGAACGAGGACAGACGCAAATGCCTCCGCAGAGCGTATGAGGATCTTGAATTCAGGGGATGTAGGTATTGGAACGCCGAGTCCAGTAGAAGCATTAGAAGTATCTGGAGGCATAAAGTCTACATCGACACTTGTTACTGCCTCGGGAGCGGGGGCGGTACTTGACTATTCTAGTGCTGGAGCGGGTCATGGTATGCGATTAGCGTCATTTGGCCCAGATGCCACGACAGTTGGGACATTTAATTTTTACTCTGCGGAATCCGATAATGGTAATAGTGGCATTAAGATGTTTATTGATACTACGGGCAATGTAGGCATTGGGACTGAGAGTCCAAATCAAAAACTTACAGTTGAAAGCTCTATGTCTCTTTTAGAAATCGCGGTGGCTAATACTGATGCGGAAACCTATGGTCAGATTTGGGTGAAAAATACAGATCCGAATGAATTATATTATACTGATGGAGATGGGACAGACACGCAAATATCTCCGCATCCGCAAGACGCACCCGAAAGCATGTATGTTCTTGGTTTGGGCCGCGGTAAGGAAATGATTGATAAAAGGGTTTATACAAATGAGAATAGAGTAATTTGGGTTAACCTGAAAGCTGATGTTTATCAGGAAACCATTGAGGAATATGAGTCGAGAGTTAAATTATTAAAAGAAAAAACAATTAGGGAAAAAAGTCGCAAGTGGTGGAAAGATCCTAAAAAGAAAGTCGAGGATGAAAAAGGATTGATGTAAATAATGGAGCACAACAGCAAGTATGCCCAGATAGCAATATATAATGCTTTTCATTATTACGGAAAACCAGTTTCAAGCGGCGATATTTTATCCCAGAATTATGTTGATTGGCTATTAAATATAGATAGCGAGGCTCAGATGAAAATGATAGAACTTAGAAAAGTGATACTTGAAATCTTCAGAGCATTAGAAGATAACCCAGGCAAATACAAACTCGTGATGGTTCCCGATGCAAGCCTCGATGGATTTTATGGTTTCGCTCTTCATAATCCTAAAGACAGGAAGATTTATATTTCGGACAAATTCAAGGGCAGGGGTGATGAACTCAGGGCATTACGAGAACATGAAGAGGCCCACAAAGATACATCGTTCGATAATTATCCTATTCTGGACGAGTTTGTGGCTAATCTTGTATCCTGTATCGAGGAGCCAGAGGGATTTTTTAAACTCCTTTGGCGAACAGTATCAAGTTGGGAAAGAATTAGATTTTATTGGGATACTTATGTGAGGAAGGTATGACATTATGGGAATCCAAGGAAGAAACGAGAAAAGAACGCTAAAAATCTATAATTATATGGAGTATTTAGCATGGAAACAATCACAGTTGAGCAAGTAAAAGTTGCGTTTTCAAAAATGTATACTGATGATCATAAAGAAGATTTTGTGAAAATTCCTCCAGATGAATCAGGCTGGTTAATTCAATGCGTATGGGAAAAATTCGAGCGGTATCTGAAAAAGGAAATTGATAATGTCTGACTTTGTAAAGACTAAAATGTTTCTATGGATTATGGGAGTTGTTGTAGGTTGTCTAATGGCTCTTGCGGGGTTTGGTTATGCCTTGAGTTGTGAAGTCCATAATATAAAAACAGAATTAAAAGCTAATGTCGCCCAAATAAGGGAGGATGTTGCTGAGATTAAAACAGATGTTAAGTGGCTGGTAAAGGAGCAGAGATGAAACTATACAACCCATACGCAATAGGTCTTAATTGGTTTTATGAAAGATTAGATGCCCTTATAAAATTAAACAAACGAGTAATAGGTGTTCAATTAAGGGGTATGGGGGAGCGGCAACGGAGCGGTCCTGAGAACCGGCAAAGGAAACACGATAAAGAACTCAATAGGGTTCATGGGTATACCCCGGAGGAGTTAAGATAATGCCAGAATTCAGCAAAAGATCCCGGGAAAATCTATCATCATGCCATCCTGACCTTCAACAACTATTCAACACAGTGGTGAAATATTATGACTGTTCAATCATTTGTGGTTTTCGTGGTAAAGCGGCTCAAGCAGAAGCATTTCAAAAAGGATTTAGCAAAGCTCGTTATCCTTTTTCCGCTCACAATACCCACTTGTCTACTGCTGTTGATGTTGCTCCATTCATTATTGATTGGGAGGATATTGAGCGATTCAGACACTTTGCGGGATTTGTTAAACTCGCTGCGAGAGTATTAAAAATAGATGTGGGTTGGGGAGGGGACTTTACAGTAAATGGTAAGCCGTGGTTTGACGGGGCGCATTGGGAATTGATAATTACAGATAAGGAGTAACCAATATATGACTTGTATAAAGATAAAAATACCAGGGTGTGTGATTCAGTACCAGTGTGGGTTGTCAGCATCCCACCAGACAGAATGTGATTATTATAGAGCAGATGTGGCTTATCCACCTTATTGCTTGTCACATAATAGTAATTCAGGAGGGTGTTCAGATATCAGGGCAAGAAAAGCGGCAAAATCAAAAATCGATTAAGGAAGGGGGGGTATTATGGGTTTAGATATTTCAGGTATAGGGTCAGCAATCAACGGTATATCGGGAATGGTAAAAACAGGGATTGACAAATTTTTCCCTGATAAAGCATCCGAAGTAGATAAACTTAAGTTTACTACTGATATGCAGCAATTTGTGATGGATAATGCCTTGAAGGAAGACGGTCAGTTGCGGGATTTCATTATTGCCTATGAGGGTGCAGCTAAAGACATACCTAAAGGCCTTGTGTGGCTCAGATCATCAGTTAGGCCAGTCCTTACTTATCTTATCAGTGGGACTTTTGTATGGGGTTTTATCCATCCAGGGACTTTCACGCCGGCTCAAATGGATCTCCTTTCACCGGCTATGATTATGACTCTTACCTTTTGGTACGGAGAAAAAATCATACAGAATACAGGACTTAATGATCGGATATTGGGAAAGCACATTAAAAAGGAGCAATAGCG